AGCAGTGCCATAGGGTCCAGTTATATTTTCAGGAGCAGCACTGAAGGTGCTCAACATACGGGCTGTGACCACACGGTCTCCACTCACTGGACCACTGCCAGTATCTGTGCGTTCAGGAGCAGTTTCTCCCACTTGCAACAGAGTGGTCATGAAAGGTTCAAAATTTACATTTCTTTGGCTGGCAATGCCAGCCATGGCATCTAGTTGAGCACTGCTCACACGCAAAACAGTGCTGGCGTTGCGGAATGCAGAATTGCTTATGTTTACAATAGTACCAGTGGGCCAGATGGGAGTATCCGCACCTATTACTACATCAACAGGTGGTGCTGGTTCATTGTTTTCAAAAGTGGGCACAATGTACAATTGGCTACGATCATAACCCAACTTGGGTACAAGGCGTTCTGCTTCTTCAATAACTGACTGATTAATTTCCAAATTCTTGTTGTAACGGCCAATGATACTTTGTAGTGAGGGTTCTGTGCTCACCTCCCAGAATGCTGGGTCTGTGGGCAGAGTACCAGCTGGTACTGGTTGTTTGGGTGTATAAATTTTATCTCCGTACAGCACAGTATATCCTGGTTCGTAAGTTTTTAGTGGATCCCACTCTCCCAGATAGTTGTCCGTGTTAATGGGTTCACGTAAGATATTGGCAAATTCTTGACTGTCAACTAGTGGTTCGCACTTCACACGCCACAAATGTGGGTACCAGGTCTGGCTGAAACCCTCACTGGCGTAGTTGGCATCCGTGATCTGATAGTATCTGCGTAGGCCAATGGGAATGGTTTCATTTAGTGGATGATAGTCTGTCAAGTGTGGCAGTTCAAAAACATCACCCACCATCAACTTACGACCGATGATATCTATCATGTCGTTGTAGTGAACCGTGACGAAAATAATATCATTGGTCAAGAATAATCCGAACTGGCTCAGGTCAAAGTCTAGGTTCTGAACATTGTAGTGGCCGCGCAAGCGATAGATGTTGGGATCATACTTGCGGTCACGGTTTTCCAGGAACAACAGATCCTGTATCTTGGTAGGATCTATGGCATCGTAGTGCGGCAAGGTTGCATCTGTGGTGTTTTGCGGGTTGTTGGCACCCAGGTATTTGTGGATGTATAGGTCTGTGGCGCCCACAGTGAACATCTCTGATATTGTCCTATCAAAGAAACGGTAGTCGTCTGATTTGTTTGGTTTCCAGAGGCTTAGTCTTGGCATATGGTATTTATCGTATTATTGTGGCGGAGGCTTGACAGTAAATACTGTTTCCCATATACTACTAACATCTAGGAGAAAGTATGTACCGAGTTGTGTATTTGCCTGATTTTCGCCAGGGAATTTTGACGGTTCGTTTTACAGGTAGCGCACAACAATGTATGGCATACATGGCGGGGGATACAGACCTAGACATGTTGGACAGCGAAAACCGCCTGTGCCGCATCAACTTGATTGCCGCTTGACAATAAATCCAGAAACTGCTATACTGGCAGTATGGAAATCACAGTTTACAGCAAAAGCCAGCCCCGCAGGGAGTTTATCCAGGCGGCCTTAAACTTCTATGCCCAAGAACTGGGACTGGAGCGTAGTCGTTATCGGCTACAGGTTTTCAGCAGGCAGGGCCTGGTGGCCCAGGGCAGTCGCGGGGAATTATGTAAACTGGGGCCACGGTCACTGGTCATGTTTGTGGACAATCGCCTGGGCATGAATGACCTGCTGGTCACACTGGCCCACGAAATGATACACGCCAAACAATATGCCCGTGGTCAATTGCGTAGCACTTACAGCCGTTCAGGTAATGCAGTCCACTACTGGAATGGTCGCAGGGTCCGGGCCGAGTACTATGACCGACCCTGGGAGCAAGAGGCTTTTGCCCGTGAACGGCTGCTGGCCAATCGTGTTTTTCAAATGATCTAGCGCATTTGACAAATATTGGTAAATATCCTATAATAGTGTTTTTACGAGGAAAGTTATGGCAACCAAAAGTCGCAAGTCAACAGTGGTTGGTGATCGGGTAATCGCTCCCGAACTGAATCCACGCGATACAGATACCAAGTACACTGGCGGAGAACCACTGTTTGCGGTTCAACCTGATCCAGATCGCCGTTCTAGTGCCCTGGGTCTGGCTTTCAACTGGTACAGCCGCTATTATGACCGCAAGCAAGCCAAGGAGCAACTGGCCAATTATCTGGAGTATCGTGACCAGGCTGAACTGGCACGCAAGATTCGCCGTGTAGAAGATCGTGAAGTGTTTGCCACCCTGGGCTGGCTAGCGCGCCTGTACCTGCGCGGCCTGAATCTGACCCAAGATGAGCAGGATTTGCTGGATCGTGAAGTTCAGCGCCTGATCCAGACACTGGCCAAACCCGAACTGGTTCAAGCTGATGAACCCGAAGTCAAAAGCAACCGCCCCAATGTTCAGGAAATCATGCGTGACCGTGCGCGTGAAGCCGCCGGTGAACTTGAAGGGGCTATTGATGACTTCATTCAGGCTGGTGCCCGTGGTGATATCACGGTGAATCCCGTGGGCATTTTGACTGAACGCAACATCATGGCTCAACATGTGCCCATGATTGTGGAAGTCTGGAAGCGTAAGCGTGATGAATTTCAAGCAGTGGCAGATGGCCGTGACCCTCAACTGAATGAGGCCTACAGCCGCTACGGCAAACTCCAGATTCGTGCCTTGATCAAGTTTTGTGAAGCAGTATTGACAGGTCTGGGCGGGTATGTCAACGTCAAAAAGGCAACCAAGGCACCTCGCAAGCGCAAGGCAGTCAGTCCTGAAAAGATTGTGGCCAAGATCAAGTACCAAAAGACTGATGAAGCACTCAAGCTCACCAGTTTGCATCCAGCCAAGATCCTGGGTGCAACTGAGGTCTGGGCTTACGACACTGCCAAGCGTAAACTGCACTATTATGTGGCTGACAGCCATGTGGGTACACTGGGCGTAAAGGGCACTACCATAGTGGGCTTTGATGCCACCAAGAGTGGTGTCAAGACCATTCGCAAGCCTGATGAAGTGCTAAAGAAATTTATGGCAGCTGGTAAGCCTGCGGCCCGCAAAATTTTTACTGAAATCCGGGCCGTACAGGCACAACCCAACGGAAGAACCAGTGAGAATCTGGTCTTTCTCCGTGCACATTAATAAGGAAATAAAATGGCAAAAGTTGATTTGAAACGATATGAACAATTTGTGGAGGCTGTGACCAGTGATCCCAGCAATCATACCAGCGCAATGGCGGCTCGTCTGGCTGAACTGGACCGTGATCCGGTTCTAAATCCTGCCCTGTTACTCACGGCAAGTATTGGACTGGCTAGCGAAACTGGTGAGTTCAGTGAGATTGTGAAGAAGATGGTGTTTCAGGGCAAGCCCTACAACGAAGAAAACCGCTTCCACATGATGCGTGAACTGGGTGACATTGCCTGGTATTGGGTGAATGCTTGCCGTGCCCTGGGCTATGATCCCAACGAAGTCATCGCAGAGAATGTGCGTAAACTTGAAGCACGATATCCAGGCGGACGCTTTGATGTAACTCACAGTGAATATCGCAGGCCTGGTGACCTGTAAATTCTGATAAATACCCTATTACGATAGGGTATTTTTATGGCTGATTTACAACAGTTAAAGAGCGCACTGTTTCGCAACGTGGCGTTGCGTTTGGGTGAAGGCATAGTGGATCTGGAACTGGATCCCGAACACTATGAGGCTGCCTACAAATACGCAATTGCTACTTATAGACAACGTGCCCAGAATGCCTATGAAGAAAGTTATAGCCTTCTGACCATAGAAAACGACAAGAACAGTTACATTCTGCCGCAAGAAATAACCACTGTGCGTCAGGTATTCCGTAGAACTGTGGGTCTGGAAACTGGACCAGCCGCCAGTAGCTTCGACCCATTCAGTAGTGCCATCCTGAACACCTACTTGCTGAACTATAACTATGCGGGTGGTCTGGCAACTTATGATTTTTATGCTGGATACATTGAACTGGCCGCCCGTATGTTTGGTGGTTATGTGATTTTCACGTTCAATCCAGTAACCAAAGAACTGAAGCTAGTGCGTGACTTCAAGGGCACTGGCGAAAAAGTCTTGCTCTGGACAGACAACATGAAGCCTGAAATAACATTGTTGCAGGATCCAGGTATCTATAACTGGATTACCAGCTGGACCATGTGTCAGTGCAAGATGATCATAGGTGAAGCCCGTGAAAAGTACAGCACTGTGGCTGGGCCTGGTGGTGGCACTACACTGAATGGTGCCCAAATGAAAGCCGAAGCCAAAGAAGGTTTCGCTGAATTGATTGATGAATTGAAGCGTTATGTGGACTGGAGCCAGCCACTGACCTGGATTCAGGGCTAACAGTTGACACTTTGACAAAAAGCCTGTAAGATCACAGGATGATCATAGGTATTTCAGGCCTGATTGGTGCAGGCAAAGACACCATTGCGGATTATTTGGTAAACTTTCACGGTTTTCGCCGTGAAAGCTGGGCTGGCACTCTGAAAGATGCAGTGGCTAGTGTGTTCGGTTGGCCCAGAGACTTGCTTGAGGGCAGAACAGCACAAGCCCGAATCTGGCGGGAACAAGTTGATCCCTGGTGGGCCCAGAGATTGGATATACCAGACTTGACTCCACGCTGGGTCTTACAGTATTGGGGCACAGATGTTTGTCGTGTGGGCTTTCATGCGGATATCTGGACTGCTAGTCTGGAAAACCGTTTGCGTCAGACTCAAGACAATGTGGTAATTAGCGATTGTCGTTTCTCAAATGAGTTAGACACAATCAAGCGGCTAGGCGGAATCACTGTGCGTGTAGTTCGGGGCCCTGATCCAGAGTGGGTTGATCTTTACCGCCGAGACAGTGAATCTTTTAAAACACAATACCCAGATGTTCATGCTAGCGAATATAGCAGTGTGTGCCTGGACTATGATCATGTATTGCGTAATGACGGTTTAGTGGCTGAACTATACGACGGCATCAAGGATCTACTTGAAGGTCGCCTGGTCGCCAGGTCAAGTGTCTACGCTTGACCAGTTCTACACAACATAGACAGATACTTCGTAAGTTGAACAGGTCATTGTTATTCAAGTTACCGTCGATGTGGTAAACCACGATTTGACTGGAATAACTGCTTCGAAAGCCACATAGGTCACATGTGGCTTTTTTCTTATAGCCAGCCCTCTTCCACCTGGGTTCGGGTAGTGGTAAGCTGCGTTTTTTATTGATACAACTGCTGCACCTACTACGGTAGTATCTTTTGTTGTTTCGATAATAAGCCGGTGCTCTGGGGTTTTTACCGCATGCTTTGCATATGGGTCTGTCACTCATAATGTATTTACCATTAACTCTACTAGTAGAGCCCATAACCAAGCATTTTTTCTGTTTCTTCATAAATAATGTTAGTGATTCTGGTTTACAATCACGAACATAACAGATAAAGGAAAACAAAAATGGCACTAGTATCTCCAGGCGTAGAAGTTACAATCGTAGATGAAAGTCAGTATCTTCCCGCCGCTCCAGCCTCAGTACCCATGATTGTGCTGGCTACAGCACAGAACAAAACTAATGCTAGTGGCACGGGTATTGCTGCTGGCACCACCGCAGCCAATGCTAACAAGCTATATGCAATTACAAGTCAACGCGATCTTGTTACAATATTTGGCAATCCGTTCTTCTACAAGACCACGAACGGCACACCCCTCCAGGGCTACGAACTTAATGAATACGGTTTGCTTGCTGCTTATAGTGTCCTTGGCACTACAAACTTGATCTATGCAATTCGTGCTGACATTGATCTAGCTAGCTTGATTGGCCGTACTGGTCGCCCAGCAGGAGCTCCAGATGATGGTACCCATTGGTTAGATACTACCCTGACAACATGGGGAATCTTTGAGTTTAACGCCAGTACTGGACAGTTCACACGCCAGACTCCACTGGTTGTGAATGATCCAGCTGATATTGCTGATAGTTTTGGTCGTCCACAGCAGTATGTAGGTAACATTGGCGACTACGCTATCACATTTATTTGTGATAGTAACGGTTACACTGTTGCAGGAGAGCCATCTGACTACTCAACATACTGGTACAAAACATCAGTAAATGAATGGCAAGAAGTGGGAAGCATTGCTTGGAGATCCAGCATGCCTACCATTCAGGGTTCAAATGCACCCACAAATGTAAGCGCAGGCAGTATCGTAATTAACGGCACATCTGTTGCAGTGCCTGTATCTCCCAGTAATACTGTTACTGGTCTAGCCAGTGCTATCAACTCTGCAAACATTCCCTGGGTTACAGCCGCAGCAAACGCCAACGGCAGACTTGAAATTTATTGCGAATTGCAGACACAGACTGTGATAATTGGTGGTGGAAGTACAGCCGCTGTTCTAAATGATCTGGGAATTGTGGCAGGAACATACTACGCACCTGCAATCAGCTATGGCACAAACGCACAACAGCCACTGTGGCGTAGCACCGACAGCCAACCACGCCCCACTGGCAGTGTCTGGATCAAGACCAATGCAGCTAATGGTGGAACCAGCCTGGTGATGGGTCGTTATAGCTCGGCAGCCGCACTGTTTACAAATGTTCAGTGCCCACTGTCAACAAGTGATGCAGCCATAAATGCCACACTAGACAGCACCGGCGGTGGAGCCATTCCCGTGGGTTCACTGTATGCACAATACGGATTTGATTCTACATTCAGCGCACCACTAATGGTGTTCCGTCGTGCTAGTTCTGGCCCAAGTTCTTTCGTGGGAAGCGCCACTAGCCCTGCATTTAACAACAGTGCTAGTTTCGATGTGTATGTGAGTCAGGCCAACAGTAGTTCACTGTCTGGTCCCTACACAGTTACCATGCCAGGCAGTGGCAGTCTAGATGCCAGCAGTTTTGTTACAGCATGGACAGCAGCAGCTATCCCTGATACCACAGCAGAAGTTAGCTCAACTGGCGCTATTGTGTTGACACATACACTGGGTGGTGTAATAGTGCTTGACGATGGTGGTCAAAGCGCCAGCACAAGCCCTGTGGTTGACGCTGGCTTTGTGGTAGGCACAACAACTGGTGCCAAGTTTGGTCCTTATAAGACCATGACTTATACTGGTGTAAGTTCAAGCAGCACTGGTGGCAGTGGTGCTACATTTAACATTAGTACAACAGGTTACGCAGCATCATTTACCATCAATGCACCTGGATCAGGTTATTCAGTAAATGACATGATCACTGTGACTGGTGGCAACCCCTACACAGCATTTACAGCTAACTATCAGTTGAAGGTAACATCAGTTTCTGCTGGTGCTATTACT